GTCGTTGGAAAGTTCTTCAATGTCTTCTAGGTTGGTTACATTGAGTTCCTTGACACGTTCAGCCAGCTCTACTGTTCTGTCGATGACCCTCTGTTGCACTTTTCGGGAATCACTGCTGTGATTATACAGCCGCTCCCTTACTGCTTCAAGGCGCTCCTTCAAAAGTCCTTTCAAGTGGGACTCGATTTGACCAATCTTGTTCTCCATTTTTGAGTCAAACTCTTCTTGGAGGTCTTCAATCAGCTCATCGACTCCGATAAGTTTTTCAAAGTTGGACTTCTCTGGCAGCATGCTCTCGAAATGATCAATAGAGAATCGACTAGCCATCTGCTCGGCAGTTGGGAGCATCCCCTCATCAAATGCGGTCCCTTGGCTCTGCTTGATTGCCTCAATTCGCCCAGGAATCGCATCAACCATATTCTTAACAAGTTTTTCTCTATTTGTTTTAATATCACTAATCAACCGATAGTAGTCCATTAGCTTTTCAGAAGGCAGCAGGTGTTGATTCCTACTAAATGGAACAGTCATCTTTTCGATTTCTTTGCGTTGCATTGCATCGAACTTATTGATTTGCTCAAGCTCTGGAAACTTACCGAATAGCTTTTTAGTAAAGTTACCAAGCTCTTTTTGGTTGGCTGATTTGTTTTCAGCTACCTCATTTGAGATTGCCTTGTCGACTTTGTTTCCTGTGCAGCCACGAAACTCAACAGTTACCAGAATTACCTTGTCAGAAATGGAAGTCATAATTTTTTCCTTAAAAAAAGTAAGTTTAACCTATTCCAGAGCTATTTCTGAAACCAGAACCAAAAGCGTCTCCGCCTCCGTGGCCTAAATTATCGGATCTACAGGCTCCACAGGCTCGGCCCAAACCCCAGCCAAAACCTTTTTCGCCTCCAAAAGAATAATCGTATTCATTAATGTCATCAGGAGTAGACCCAGAGCCTCTGCCATAACCATCAATGTCTGAGTCCTGGATCAATAATGCTGTCATGTTCTAGCTACTTAAAGAAAACCCCGCCCCCGAAGGGGCAGGGCGACAAACCAATCGATTAACCTACGGCAGCAGCGAAAATCGACGCATACTCTTTAATCAAATACTGTTGCTGGGGCTTAGTCAGCATCGAGAAGTATTTGGGATTTCGAGACATCGCATTGTGAATAAAGATGCTGCTCTTAGCCTTATTCGAAATACGATTCATGATGAACTCTGTAGCAGCGCGAGCATTCTTGGTCGCTTGCTTCTTGTCCTCAACGTTAATCGCATTCAGAAGTTGCATTAGCAGAGCATACAACAAGTCAGGTCGATTAGTTGACGGGATTTCACAGTTCATCGGATCATTCAGAACATCTTGAATACGAATATTCTTCAGATAATCTGACTGGTAGTAATTACTGAATTGAATCCCACAGACAACCCCGATGGTTCCACAGGCGAACTCGGTCAAGCAGTCCATATCAATATCACTATTGAGCAAATCGCTCAGACGTTCAAGGTTACGAGGATTGCAACCGATTGAGATATCGTCTGGATCAAAGTAAGATAAAGCGTCTTTCAGCTTCTGTCCGTCTTTATCCTGATTCATAGAGTTTGTGGTTTTCAGGCCACCCGTTACCCAGGCTACCAAGCCTGGATTAAACCCACGTTCGACTGCCACCTCTTCGAATTTCTTGACACACGGTACAGCATAGATGTGCGTCACACGACCTCGAATAGGAGTAATCGGCATAGTGGCACCAGCTTTGTCCTGAGGGCGGTTACTGGCCGCACAGACATAAGACCCCTCAGGCAAATCAAACGTGCCAATTCGCTTGTCCTTCAGCAAAGCGAAGAACTGAGGCTGCAAGATAGGTGCCGCCGTTGCCAAGTCATCACAAAGCAGGAAGGTTTTACCGTCTCGCGGGAACATTGCAGAGATAGCAAAATCACTAACAAGTCCTTCAATAGACTCTTCTTCCACTTCGCCAGTTTGAAGATTTGTCCGCTTTGCCTTAACTCCGTCCTTTGGCACTGGAATACGGCCATCAACCAAGTCAAACGTGGCGGGCGTCAATTCTAAGATATACTTAAAACCAGCCTTCTTGGCGATTGCTCGACACATCTCAGATTTTCCGATACCCGGAGACCCCCAAAGCCAGAAAGGGGCATCAACCTTAATGCAAGCCTCAATCATTTTTTGAGCTTTGGTCATTGAAACCTTAATAGTTTCCCAGTGATCACGTTGAACGGTTTTTTTGTTGGAAGACATAATTTTCCTCTTGAAATTAAAGTAGTTTAAAAATTAACTAGCGGGTGGTTTACTCAGATTCTTTCTCAAGTAATTCTGAGCGCAAAATCCTAACGTCATCCGGCGCTTCTATGCCAATTTTTGCATAGCTGCCACTGACTTTCTGTAGACTGAAAACGATTGGTTCTCCTAGAGCTTCATGTGTAAGTACAATCTCTTGCTTTACCTTTCTGTTTATAACGAGCATAATCTTCCTCTAACTAGGTTTAACGAAAATTTCCGCCCAAAAATTGAGCGTCTCCTCATCAATCTTTTTAAAGTCACCCCTTAAAAAGACAAAAGTTTCATCATTCTTCTTGAAAGTCGCCTCTCCATTGATAGACAATTCGCCCCCTTGGTCGTTTTGCAGGTCTTTAATTGAGATATATCCTGCCGGTGGACACAAGTCAATCAGAGTAGGTTCTTTGTCGGTTTTGCAGTCCTCCAATTGGATTTCTTTGTGTTGAACATCAAGATGATCAAAAAGTTTCACCAAGCCATCTCTGTAAACAACAGACGTTGGTCCGCCCCTGTAGTTTGCGGTATATCTAGCCAAAGACGTTATGTCTGGCAATGGGGCAGCATCTTTCCTAATGTTAAAGTCAATCAACTCAGGGTCGGGTTTCCATCTGTCGAAACAGCACGAACAGTCAACCCCATCGGCTTGGCCGTTCCAATAAAGCCCCACTTCCTCTGCTCGATTTACTGCGGCATCCTCTGAGTCGGCTTCGATATAAACATAAAGCCCAAAGGGCGGCTTATAATCAAAGAAGCCTCCAGGATTATTTTGTTTGAATCTGTAAAACATAATCACCCTTTAGTAATGTGTTTTTGAATGGCCGTCAGGTTTTTTTCGGCGATTTTGAATTCGCGTTCCCTGTCTGAACCTTTCAATCCCATGAACCAATTTTTAACAGAAGGGTCGGCATTGTCAAGCCACTGTTTTAGGATTTTTGGAGTTTTCATTTAGTCTCTTTCTTTCTCTTCTTAAGATTCGATTATACTGTTCAGAAACGTGTTGATTGCTACACTTTAAAGTTTTAGCTACTTCATATTGAAGCTTTCCCTTGAGAATCTCGTTCAGGATAAATTTTTGTTGCGGAGTACATCTACTTAAAATACCATCTACAAACTCCTCATTTTCTACAGCAACCAGAGAGTCTTGCTCTTTGGAGATCATGTCTAAAGTCGACTCTTCAACCTTAGGTAGAACCCTGTCTTTTCGGTTAGATCTTGGGATTCTTATCGCCGGTCTACACTCCTCAAAGGCAAATTTAGCAAGGTGGTTTCTAATTGTTGTATGAGCATAAGTAGAGAACTTATACCCCTTAGACTCATCAAATCCCTTTGCGGCCACCGTTAAGCCAAGCAACGCAACAGATATTCTTTCTTCTTTGGGGAAGAAATACTCTGGAGTGTTCCACTCATGTGCAAGCTTGTAAGCTATATTTAGATGGTCCTCAAGGTTAATCATGGTCGCCTCTCAATTGTTTAAATGTTTACTTCTGTAATTTTCAATGTACCTCGTGTTACATTTTGAATAGTAATTAGTTTGCCAAAACCCAACGACAGACTTCCATCTAGAAGTGAGTTCGTTTAGGTTTTTTACGTAACGCCTAGTTTGATAGTAATTAAAAATCAAGCCCAGGCTTAATCCAATCAAAAGGCCGAAACCGAACATTTGCTGGCCTCCAGTTTTTCTTGGATCAAAATTCTCATAGAGCGCCAATCAACACAAGAACTTTCGGCCCAGGTTTCCATCAGAGTGTCTACCTGAAAAGTTGATAACTCGGGAAATTGAACTTCGATAGCCTTACATAAAGCCACCGTAACAACCTCAAGAGTTTCTGAGGCATGGTCTTCACTTAGGTCCCTATCTAAATAAAAATCATCGGTAGGGTCAGTAAGAGAACAGCTCTCATAAGCATCAATCAATGGTCTAGCAATCAAACGAAAATCACGAAGCCTGCTTAAATAATCCATAATTTAATCTCCTAAAAAGGAACCGTGTCTAAAAGTCTTTTTGCAACTAAAGATTTTATCTTCTGAAAGTCGCCACAATGAATCACATGAGCATGAACCAAACTGGCCTCTTCTCCAATATCGTACCAATTTTTTGAAATCCTTCCAGTCTGGAATATACTTATGCACTCAAGATAAGTAAACTCACTTATTGTTTTTTCTATTTGGGCGAGACTTAAAGAAGTCTTCCCACTGCTGGTAGGCTTTTTCGGCTTGTTTGGGACAGTCATGCTTGCTCAGCACTCCATTAGGACCAAAGATAACCCAAAGATCCCTATACTCTGTGGACACTTGGTAAATCAAATCCCCATAGTCATCAACAATCTCTTTCGGGTAGAAGAATTGTTCTCGGTGCATAGAAACTATCATTCTTCACCCAGTCGAAGCTCATATAGGTCTTCATAGGTGATGAAGTTTGCCCCTTTATGCCTCTCTCTTAGGAAAGCAATCATATCAGGCTTATTGTCTGGGATGAATTTTACTATACGCCCAAACAATTTTTGTAGTTCTCTTCTATGGCGAACTTGAGTTGTATAAATCACATCTGCCTGACTCAAAAGCAAGATAGCCTCAAGATTATTCCCGTGAGAAGCGCTAAGTGCCACTGTTTGCATTGTAAAGCTCTCTTTCTCGTTTTAGCACAAGATTGTAAATCCTGCTTACGTTGGCCTTGCCACAACCAAGGTCTTTCGCAATCTCAACTTGAGACCGCCCCTGCAACATATTGTTTAATATATATTTTTCTTTTTTAGAGCATCTACTCAGGATGGTTTCGATGTAATCTTTGTTGTCGATTAGCTCAAATAGGTCCTCGTTGAGAATGCTTCTATCGTTGATTTCTTTTTTGCGGGGCATTGTGCCAACTTTTGGAGCTGGCTCTACAGGATTGTAGGGCATCGCAAAGCCCTGATGTTCGTTGGTGATTTGGTGTCTGTGGAGATGCCTTTGAATCACAACATAGGCATAACTAGAGAAAGCCACGCCCTTTGCAGGATTGTAATTCTCTATTGCTTTAACTAGAGCGATATAGCCTACTGACAATCTGTCATCTAGTGGAAACATATTGGGTGAGGGTGTAACCCAACGATGAGCCACAGTATGAATTAATCCAATATGGTCCAAGGGGTCAATTTTGTTCATATTTTCTTACTAAATCTAACGCTTGTCTTAATGGGATTCTAAATTTGGTTCTAACATGTTGCACCGCCCTAACCCGCGTCAGATGACGAATCTCTTCTTGAGTTTTTTTGTCTAGCTCTACTATAGAGCGACGCTCTTCTAGTATCTCTTCGCAGTATGACTGAAGAGCAGCTAAGTCATAAGCCTGAGCAATATGTCTACACCAACATTTTACATAATCAGGTATCATCTAAGCTCTCCAATCATTAGAAAGAACCATAGGCTAAACAGTAAAAAGGCAACTAAAATAAATAACATTAATTTGAAAAGCCTTTTTCGTCACAGCGTTTGTTTTTTGAGTAGGATTGGCCGTCGGAGAAATTATCTTCGTCATAAAGCAGGCACGTCGATGCTCCTTCTTTATTGCAATCAGACTTTAGGTTACCATAGCCCCAGCTTTCCCCGTACGGATTTGGCCTTCCTGCTCCTTCTGTTTCGTTTAAAATAACTGATTCTCCATTTGCCATGCAAGAAAGGTCTGTCCAGTTCATTTTAGGAAGTTCTCACCGGGAATAATCTTGAAAACTTTTGGATCATAATAGGCTTTCACTCCAAAACCAATTGCAACCCAACCCTCTTTTGGAAACTTAGCTACCGGAATCAACTTGTCTTGTTCGACCATAGCCCAATACTCATAATCATTTGTTGCTAGGCTTTTGTAGATTCCGTACACTCTAATATCTCTCTAATAAGGGGTTCGTCTTGGGTGTTATGTCGAATTATAGCGGCAGCTTCCATACAATGATTGCATTCGTCCTCATGAACGTAGAGGCTGTCTAAACAAACTAAACAATCCATTAATTGTAAAATATGCGGCGCGCAGCTATTGCTTTTGGAGAAATGTTTAAGTCTTTGAATTTGTTGGCTGTTCATTAAAAGCGACCCTCCCCTGAGTAATGACAGAATCCAGCGCCATAGCCTTCGCCGTAGCCTTCGCCAGTAATATCGCAAAAGCCGTCACCATAGCCGTCGCCGTCTCCTTGTCCTTCTCCGAAGTCGCAACCGTCTCCGTCGCCACTTCCGTCTCCATTGCCGTAATCGCCACAAATTGGGTCTGTCATATTAATCTTATCCGTGGTCGTGGCCGTAGCCGTTACCGATGCCGGTGCCGCTGCCGCTGCCGCTGCCGTACCCGTAGCCGTAGCCGTAGCCGTAGCCGTAGCCGTCGCCGTCGCCGTAGCCGTCACCGTCGCCGTAGCCGCTGCCGTAGCCGCTGCCGTAATCGCTGCAAACTGGGTCTGTCATATTAATCTTATCCGTGGTCGTGACCGTAGCCGCCGCCGTTGCCATAGCCGTAGCCGTAGCCGTTGCCGTTGCCGTAGCCGTAGCCGTAGCCGTAGCCGTCGCCGCTGCCGTTGCCGTTGCCGTAGCCGTAGCCGTAGCCGTCGCCGCTGCCGTCGCCATAGCCGTCGCCGTAGCCGTTGCCGTCGCCGTCGCCGCTGCAGTCGCCGTTGCCGTCGCCGTAGCCGTCGCCGTAGCCGTAGCCGTCGCCGTCGCCGTTGCCGTCGCTGAAGTTGTTGTTCATAGTAACTTAGATACGCCTTGTTAAACATAGGCGGTAAAGCCAACTTGGTCACACGCAACTATCTCAAGTGAGACTCGAAATGACTATTGAGTACCCCCGGTAGAATTCGAATCTACAACCTGCGGCTTAGAAGGCCGCTGCTACTATCCAATTGAGCTACGGGGGCGCAATATGCTGTTTTGGCAGCGCTTAGTAACCCCTCTCAACTCTCTTTAGGACTTCACTGCGAAATTTTCTGTATTCGCCTTTTGTCATACTTGGGCGAACCTGTCCGCTTGAATCTCTTACGTTCCACTCGGTTTTTCTAGAGGAGCTAGAACTAGAGCCGCTTTCATCTCCAGAGAAAAGACCCATGAAGAGACACATAAGAAACATGATAAAAATCACAGTTCCGCATCCAAGAGCTTCTTCTTCTTGTTGTTCGTTAGTCATATTAGATCCTCAGTTTCAGAATTACGTTTTGCTTCGAGAAGCAATCCCCAAATGATACACAGTGGCCACAGCCAAAAAACAGTAATCAAAGCTGCCACAAATTGAATAAAAAACCAAATCAACTGAAGACGCGTCGTGTCTTTTTTTACGTATTTTTCAAAAATGCCTGGGGCTAACCCAACACATACTAAAACCATAAGACAGGAACAAATAAAATAAAAAAACAAGAAAAAATTAATCATGAGTTATTTCCGAAATTTTGTGAAAGAATAAGGAAGTCCCCGAAGTCAATCCGTCCCGTTCCGTCGAAATCGCACATTGCAGCGTCAACCTCGGCGTCTACTGTTTTACCGAAATGACGAGACAAAGCTAAAAAGTCTGCGAAGTCGGTGGCCCCATCCAAGTTTGAATCCCCTTGAATTCCCTTGACTGGATTGCTTGTTTTAGTGGCCTCGTGGTGATATTCCACATGGAGGTTTTCTAGACTGCCTGTGTATCTTACACCTAGACTAGCCTTTCCGTCAAGACTTACATATTCATCGTAATGACGAATTATGACTTCGTTAGGTTCAGAGTTAAATCGGGCACGAAATGTCAATGGCGAATCCTCAAGGACTTCTAGGGTGCCATCCTTAGAGTAGATATCAAAGCCAAAGATTTCGTCGGCAGTACCATTTAAATAGATAAAATTATCTTCTATTGATAAAAAGAGTTCCGGGGCGCTTTCTGCTTTGGCTCTTGGTTCACCGAGCGTAATGCCTGTCAGATTTCCATCTTTGCAGGGCTTGTCTGGCGAGCCATCGTTGTTGTAATCCCATTGGTCGTAAGGGTTTACGTCATAGTCTATCTGATAAGAACTGTCATCAAGCAGTCTGCTTAGGCGTTTTGGACCAATGATAGAGGTGTCAAAGTTTCCGAGAAACCCAAACTGTATACTGTTTCCTCTATATTTTACAGCTAAGTCAGTCTTGCCATCTCTATCGATATCGCCAAGGTTTATAATTTGTGTGTCCCAAGGGTCGTTAGTTGGTTCTGGCAGATTTATTCGTTCAATCTGATTGTCCAGACCGATAGCGTAATACGCATCTCGGTTTTCCCTGTAGACTAACAGGTCGTCTTTGCCGTCCCCTGTTAAATCACCCACTGGCATAACTTCGTCAGCCATAACGACGCCAGAGCAAAACATGTTTCTGTTTTCAAGTCTTTCGAAATTCATAGAATTACTCACAACCAGCCAACTTTCGGAAAATTAAATCTTTCAATTCAGGTGGGGCGTGCCTATAAGCAGCCATAATTTCATTACAGAAACAATCTGGGCCCTTACAATTTATTGAAGAGAGGCTTTTTGCCTTTATTTTGGAATCCAAATGATCTCTCACGGCGTCGTCGCTAAGCTCAATAGAGCGAAATGTGGTTATTTTGTTTTTGTTATCCATAATTTTTGCAAAAGACCCCACAAACCAAACAACATAAACTACCCCAAATAACCGCAGCAATACCTGGGTGATACCAGAGGAGTTCTAGGAATTTTTCAAACATCTTATTTGTTCCTTGTTTGTTTAGTTAATAGTCACTGAACCATGAAGGCGCTTCAGTTTTCCAAGTAGCGAATCTTTTCTTTTCAGTTTTGTAGTATTTTCTGTAAGCCGCTATTGCATCGTTTGATTTACAATAATCTGGCATACATTGAGGTGGGTCAGTCCACCCATAGCGAAGCAACCCAGAGGGTGGAAACTTGATAGCTTCATGAAGCCTTAACCAAGTTTTATGAATTTTATCATATCGCTTGGTATACTCAAAATTCAACCAAAACATTAAATGAAAAGTCCATCTGTAATGCTCAATAGATGAGCGGACCCATACTGTGCTTGGATGATTAAGATAGGCTTTCTTGTATAAGTCTTGGCGAGGAAAATTTCCCAATACTTGATGAGCCGTGGACATCATTTGTCCGGTTTCCAGAATCATTTTGACTACATGCTTGTCGCAATGATATTCTGCGCATTTCTTCGGGCATCTATCAAGAAAGAAAATATTCATATCCACATCTCAATCAGGGATTGATTCTCAAACAGGTAATCCTCAGAAACAGATTGCATCGTAACAAGACGATACTCATTGGCTCCCCCGCCATAGAGGGTTTCAGATAACTTGTGCAATGCGTCATCGGGATTATTGCTTTTTACGCAAGCCGATGTCATTGCTGGAACGCCTTCAATACTGAAGTAAATCAAATAATTAAACATAAGTTACCACCGTATGGATTTTCCAAAAGTGTCACATCTTTCAAAAGACATGCCGTCAGCCGCACATGATTTTCCGTTGCCTAGGCATTCCACGACATAAAGATTGAAAGCGTCTATTGATTTCCCGTTAGAATTACAGTCGCTATCAATATCTCCTCGACCATTCCCTTGTCCAAAAGTGTCGTTTCGACCGCACCCTTTCCCTTTGCTGTTAATTATGTAAGACATATTACAATCTGAGTTACGTGGGGATTTTCCCGCAAGACATCATTTTTAATATCTTGTAGGGTATTGTCGGGATCTACGGTTTCCTCGGCCTCGAATAGTTTTACCCCGCCGCTATCAAGACCTGTTACTTTAATGTTCATTGATTATTTCGATTGTTATCTTGTATTTCCCATCGGGAAGAGCAATGTGTCCAGATACAGAATTAGCGACCAAGGTATTCCTAAGGTCGTGAAAAATTGGTCGGACTTCCTCTAAAAACTCGTCACAAGTAGCTGATTCCCTTTGTTGTACTGTAGGTTGACTGTAGTCTCTTGGGGGAATACCTCCAAATCTAGCTGGATTCATGAAAGTTCTCCTGAGCGTGTTCGTTAAAATCAAAACCTATGCCGCACCCCAGAGTTGAAGTTTCCGTACAACCATCTCCGTTAGGCATATACGTGTAGGGATTGTTGAGTTCGTCCATCCAAAGGCTTTCGTGTACGTAGCCCTCATAGGCTCCTATTCCGTTACCTTCGCCTGATTCGTCAAAGTCACCTAGCATTCGCTTGCGCCTGTTTCGTCGCCTGTGTCTGCGGCCCAACCAAAACCATAGCTCTTGCCGGACATGTTCGTTTCGCCTTCACCTAGGCCTAAACCGTGTCCTTGCCCGGCTTTTTCATTAGTTAATGTTTTGATGGATCTGCCAAAGCGATTGCAGTCGGTAAATTTATTGTCTGTCATGTGCTTCTGCCACATTTATCACAATCAGATTTTAAATTTCCGTACCCATGACACTCGCCGTCTGGGTAAGCCAAGCCAGAGCCTTCACCACCGTCTCCATGGTCGACATAGTTATGCCCATAAGGTGAGCAATCTGTCATCCAAAGAGCGGATTTGCCTGATCTTCTGCAAGAACTGTCAGTCATTTCAGTCATGGGCTTACCCAAGTTCATGGAACGTAAAGATTTTCTCATTGTAATCAGTAGGAGTCAAACCGACTTGACGCCAGCATCCGCCAATCTTCTTGACGGGAATTAGTTGGTTTCCTTTGATCATTTTCCAGAATTGGTTGCCATCGCCAGAAGTTTTTTCGTAGATTTCAGAGTTCATCAATTTTTTCCTTTTTTCTATTTATCAACAATTCGACATACCGCGAGCATTGCTCGATTCTCCAGATTCTTTACAATCAGCTTCTCTCCAGTAAGATGGGTTAGCCAAACCAGAATCCGAACAATCCGTCCAAATGTAACCAAAGCCCCACATTTCTTCTTCAGGCATATCATCAAAACTCGATTTCCCTGATGTGTCGCATGAGGTGTCTGTGTGGTGGTGATTCATGTGATTAGAATAGGACTATGATGCCCCATGTCTTCGCACTCCAGATTTAGCGAGAGATATATATAAAGTTGCCTCATTTTTTTTACCTTGGTGATTGTTGTTAAAATAGGGCTATGGTGCCCATCATTTGACTGTAACTTCTATGGATTTTATTGTGCTGTATTTTCCCGGTGTGGAATATACCTGTCCATCAAGTTGCTTGATTAGTTTTTTGTTGGAATCCAAAAGGTTTATTTTGATTGGTTCTTTGTCTAGTTCCCTCGTGACACTAACGGCTCCTGTCGCTGTTAAAAACACAACAAGGATTACTGTGGATAGAATGAGCCCACAAAAAAACATATATATAGCTTTATCAAAAAAATCGACCATCGAGTTGTTAAAACGTTCAGATTTCATTGATATACTCCCTTTTGGTCAATGCAAGATCAGATAGATCCATCTGCTTAACTGCATCAGCTAATTGGTGTTCAGTTAGTTTGATTTGCATGGAAAAATCCCGCTCCATTTCTTTTAATAATAAAATTTTTTCTATTTATCAACCATGGTTTGCCCAGGATTCATAAAGTATTAAGCTGGAATAATTAACTCTGGAATATCCTTGGGGAGTACATTCCATATAAAAATCAATTGATTCGCCCCGTTTACTACATATGCCAGAGCTGCAACCCCTTGAGTCTTTAAGTATGACTTCCTTGCCTTTTCCTGATGCTCTGCACTTTCCTGATGCCTTGCCTCTTCCGTCATTCGTAGAATTCGATTTCATAGTCTACCTCGTCCTCTGTGAGGCTTTCTAAGGCCCCTTCCCAATTTCTGACTAGGTGGACAGGTTCATCAGCCAAATGCTCTAAGACGGCCTCTGCGTTCGTCTCAAGGACAATCTCGCCACAATCAACATTACAGCGGGGCGGATTAAGTAAACCCAAAACATCCTCTGTTGCTTTTTCGAGCATGTACTTGATCCTGCTTTGTTTTTCCAGAAATGCAGTAACTTTTGCCGAATAATCCATAATCAGACCCTTTCCAAAGAGTCAAAGGTTAGATTGTGCAGGGCATTTTCTTTTCTGAGTAAATCACCCTGAATAAGTCCGCAAAGAACAACTCCCGTTCGGGAACCGCTTTTATCACATACGGCACAACTAAAAGACTTATTGTTTTCTGTCCAATCACGTACCCAGTGCCATTTGCCTGTAGATACTTTAATCCGGTAGAAAATGTTTGGTTTTCCGTAATTAATTTTGATACAACTCATAATTCCACCAAGGAAGCGGTTCCTCAAGGTTTTTATAGGCTTGAATTACAGTTTTTTCAGGAACTCCGTGAATGTTTCTTGCGGCTGCAATTGTCGGATTGGCCACGATTTCGACAATCTTGTAATCAAGGCCAAATGCGGTGGCAAGGTTGACGTATGGGGAAATCTCCCAAAGTCGAATGTTGGTGTTGTCTACTGCGATGTGCCCACTGTAGTTAGAAGCAACAAGAAGCGTATACTTTTTGAGACATTCCTCGTGGGCCTTGCTGATTTGTTTCGGGTCAAACAGATAATCTCCGTTTTTCATGAAAAAGTGATCCGCACTACAAACAATGGTTTCCTCTGGGAGATTGTTCTTAATGTAGTGAGATTTACCAAACCCTTGAGCGCCTCGCATGATTGTAATCACGTATAATATCTCCTAGTGAAATTTCCGCTGGATTTCTAAATGATTTAAAATGAATTAAATCTCAATTCTAATCCAGTTTGTAAGGTGAGGCCAGATAAGGACTTAGAAAAACCCTAAGAAAAATGCAATTGGCGGGCAGTTTTTCAATCTAGCGCGATATCGTTTTACCAAAGGACTGAAAGAGCCGAAAAACCACTAAATAAGCGTATATATAGTATAAAAACACATACACTACATACACATAATACCAATCAGCAGGAGGGTCGTTTGTTTGGGGGGTGTTGTTTGGGTGTAAGCTCCTCACCCAAGCACACAATAATCTGACCAAATGGGCCATTTTCCCGCAAAAAACAGCCCGTTTACCCCGAAAATGGGCGGATTTCCCACAGGTCTCTAGAGACTCCATCAGCCCAACAGTCGCCAGATACGGCCTCCAAAATAGTGCCTCCACATGGACAATCGCCATATTCAGTACCCCATCCCCAAGCATGTCCGCCCCCGTGTCCTTGACCATATGGAGAGCATTCGGCGTTCGTTTTATGCGTTTTTCCGCTGTTTTTCGGCATTTTCTTGCTGTTTCTTGAGGAGGTGGAACAAATAGAACATAGTAAACCCCTTGATCCTTGAGAATCTTGGAAATCTTGAAATATGCGGTTTTCTCGCAGTTTAATGCGTTTAGGCCCCGTATATATACCGGTTATGGTCTATATAGCGGAAAGTCATGAAAAGTCATGTAACTCATATGAAGTCATTGACTTTTTATGAGTAAATTCACGCAAAGTCATTGAATTTCTCTGAAGTTGGAGCGAAATATGTCAAAACTGTGCCCCATGTGTCAACAAAAAGACAAAGCCGACGGCCAATCTTACTGTAAAGACTGTCGAAACGAATACGCCAAGCTCACAAGAGCCAAAAAACTGACCGAGGCTGAGAAAATCCTAGCTTCAATCAAGCAGATCCAAGCAACTGTAGACAATATTGAAAAATCTACAGATATCTCCAACAGGCTCGACTTTATTGAGGAGTCTTTGGAGAAGATTATGAAGCATCTGAAGCTATAACGTAGCTATTCGTCAAAACGTCTCTCTAGCCTACTGTTCATTTAGATAACCTGTCGAAGCTCCTGAGGCCTTACAAAAGCCGGACATGTTCGAAGATAAATTTCCAATGCCAAGGCCACGACCATGAGGGCTCATCAATCCTGCTCCTTTACTACGAAAGCTAGAGCCGTTTTGCCGACAAGAGCTGTCTGTGAAAGTTGCTTTGACGGCACACTTTTTGCGTTTTCTACGTCTTCGCATGGATTACCCTTTCTTGGTGCAATCTAGCGCGAAACTGTCTTACCAGTTAAAACAAGTCTAACAAATCAGACACGCCAGACTTTCTAGGTGCTTTGGACTTTTTGGGTTTCTTGGCCTCAAAATCGCGAATCTGTTGTTCTATCCTCTTGTGGGCAGAGTTTCGCACGGGATCAAACTTCAGTGGCTTGACCGGTGGCAAATGGTCTATGCTTGCCGAATCAGGAGTTCGATGCCATTGTTTTACCTTATTGCCCTTGCCATCAAATTCTGTGACTTGATAGAGCGTAGTCACAACGCGTTTCTCCAGTGAGTACAGACGTTTCCTGTTGACCATTGTGTGATCCATCGATTCTCTCTCGACTAACTCACCGGTCTGGTTGTTCTTCAGAATGAGAATCTGTTTAAGCATGTTGCACCTTAGTACTTGGATTGAACACGGACCGGACAATCTTAGGCCTATTGTCCCTGTCTTGAGAGACTTTCCACCAAGAGGGCACAATCCCATGTCGGATCATGTATTCTTGGGCTTGTGGCTTCATCTGGTTGAATTGCTGTTGAGTCATCGGACAATCATCCCTTGTATTGAAACTTGCGGTGACGCTTCCAAGTCCGGTCGTCAATATCTCGACGTGGACAATCATCCCACTCATTAGGGAGAGCAAAAGGCTTGCGAGATGGACGAATCTTAATCAATCCACCCATATCATCACAATTAGCCTTCATCTCATTGCGAGTTCGAGGATTGCGTAGGTAGCTGGACATATTTTCCCTTCCTGCTGGAGAAATCCCGCCAAGTATTTAAATAATAAAATTTTTATCTATTAAAAACTCAGCGGCCTATCGAATTGTCCCACTAACTGCCAATCAGGCAGGCTGTCAACTGTTTTACCGAGAAAAATCCCGCCACAATATTCATAATTGAATTGCCCCATCTTGAGCCAATCTAGCGCGTTACCATTTTACCGGAAAAAAAGAAAAAACTTTCTTGCGCGCAAGAATTTTCGAAAAAAAAGACACGAAAAAACACCCCCCGTTTGGGGGGAATTTTCCCAAGCCCGCTATTCCGACTAACCTACCTATTTTGTCCGATATATCGCCCTACCATATGTTGCGTAATCTTAGCAGCTTGACTAGTCGCCATGAATTCGCTGTCGGACTTGTCCAGTCCATACTGCCTAGTTTCCACCCAAACCGCCGTTAACCAATCTTTACGATTCCACCCAGTCTCCCTACAATCCAAAACCCAGCCAGTCACCCTACGTTCACCCGCCTTCCTAACCCACACGAACCCCATATCTTTTAGGCGTTTAGTCAGCTTCCCGAATCGCCCAACGTGTTTATTCCGTCCGTCTTGCGATAATCCAGCTATTTCTATACAATTCCCATGCTGCCTAATCTCCACAAACTGTTTTCCCGTGTCAAAACACTTAACACGTTTCGGACGTTTCCACCACCCAAGTAACCCCCAATTTTTAGCCTGTTTTTTGATTGCAATCCCCTCAGACTGTGCGGATTCGCACGTTTCTTGCGGTTTCCTAATTTCTAAAATCTCGCGTTTTTGTGCAGCTTGCCATTGTTTACGGTTCATCGTAGGAACTCCGAAAGAGGAAAAAACCGCCCCCCCAAATGGGGGGCGGTAGTTTAGGGGGTTTAGAACAAGTCAAGTAAGTCATCGATTTCCGACTTTGCGGGTTTCCGCAATTTGGGAACTCCGCCTAAGTTATCCATTTGCTCAAGGAATCGTGTTTGTGCAATTCGCTTTGCTTTTCCCGGCTGCCCCAATGCTGTCAATTCCTTGACTAGTACATCGTACCCGGCTTTTCCGTCTTTCTTGCGGTGAATCTCGGCGACCATGCCACGCAGCTTTCGCAAGGCATCCATTTTAACGTCCGAATCGGTAGCAGGATCATTCCCAGCAATCTGTCGCTTTCGATTCGCCAAAGCTACCAAGGCCACCCAGTCTACCCCCGAACCGAATACAGCCGAACTAGCAGCCGGACCGTCATCGCCATAGCTTGCCATAGCTTCCCAGATTGCCGAAATTGTCTCACATAGCGGTTTCCCGGCGAATCGACGAATACCAGCTTTCGCGACTTCGGAAACCTCTTTCCGGTAATTTTGGCTAGCCTCTGCCTGCTTTTCAGCAACCGAAACCCGAGACAGATTTACTGGCAATGCAACAATTTCGTTTTTAACAGCTTCCATCGTAGTAACCTCATTCTACCTATTTTAGTTTTGCCTAGACGGACCGGTAGCGTAGCCAATCTAGGCGAGCCATGGTTTCCATTTAAGCATACCATCAGCCCACCCCCCGGATGGGGGGATTTTTGAAACATGGACATATTTTCCACGCCACCCCCAACATGGGGGATTTTCGAGTATCGCAGCTTTGCCGCTAACACCCACACGACGATTGTAGCATCGTCCCCCACTACGTCAAGTGGGGATTCTTGAGTATCGCAGCTTTGCCGCTAACACTCCCGCAAGCCACAATAGAGCATATAGCGTACCATAACTGCTGATTTTTCTAACTTGTTACGTGGCAACGACTTATGACGATTCCCCCCCGAATAGGGGGTGTAGCAAAATGCAACATGTGTTCGATAAAACGATACACCCCCCAAACGCGACAGCGTTTGAATAGGAACGCACGCACGCGACGCAAATACCATGCCAAACACGATTTTAGGGGTGAACACTGTAATTTTTACATACCGCTAGAATGCCCCAGAATGCCCCAGAATCGATTCGGGGGGTTAGGGGTGTAGGGAGTCGCTCGATAGGCTGAAATGCCGATAGACGCGATTTTCGGGTTCCCGCAAAACTAAACGTTTGTACACTAAAAATGCAGTGTACGGGTGTACACCCATAGTGAACAGATGAACAGTGTACGGATGTACAGTACTAGTGAACAGATTTACACCATACCAGATATAATAAAAAAACAATTAGTAGTATATATCTATAATAAATTTTTATACTTATAATATATTTATAATAGGCCGGGGGGGTTATAGTAAAAAAATTTAAAAAAAATTTTTGCTTGACCGTCGCGCGGGGGGTCAACACAATACCTCCCCCAACAAAAAACACTCCCATATGTCTTACCGAACTACTACCCCCTAGAAAATAGCGCGATATGTCTTATCGAGCTACGCCTCACTAAGCACCCCACCTAATAATTCGGTGTATACAAATACAGAAACCCAACAACCTCTCTAGATCATTCAGCACCATTATGTCTCAACTATTTAATCCAACCTACCGTACAATCACAGTAGCCAACGTAAGTGGCTTAAGTAATATCATACCTAGGCCTGCGGATGGGCAGCTAGTACAAACCTTGGGTTATTATACTCCTGGAGACGGTGGAGGTAATTTATACACTTACAGCGCTACCGCTTCTGGCATTGTAGACTGGGGCTGGGTTTTAGATGGTTTGGATGGAGATAATACCACAGCCACACTTCAAGCTGCAGAAAACGCAGCAGGAACAGGCGTGGGTCGTTTTATATCTACAGATCAAGATATATCTTACGCTAAACAATTTGGGGCAATAGCTGGAGGCACTAACGCTGCCGCAAACTCCATTAGGTTAAATTCAGCCATTTCTCAGCCGAATAGACATCTTAAAATAAACAGAGGGACATTCGCAGTAGATAGTTCAATAGTTATTAGTAATGACAATATTACAATATCGGGCCTTGGCAAGGAATCCGTATTACAGCAAACCGCCGCTGAAACAAATTTAATTCAAATTCAAAATTCAACCAGTAATATCACCATTGAAAATATTCATGGCATAGGCGAGGGAACTGCCATAGTGGCCTTTGAAAATTGTAACTTTATTTATAGCGCAGGCGCGCCAGGTCTTTTAGTTCGTAATGTGCGAATAATCGGTTGCTCATCTGAAAACTTTTCCAATTCTTCTGTGCAACTCAGGGGAACTACCGATAGTTTAGTATCTCAAAACAGATTTGGTCAATCCGTCAATACTTCCAATACTTCTGCAGACATCTTGACCTATGGAGACTGTAATAACATTTTAATCACAAATAATGTTTGCACATCGGATATTAGCCAGAATATTTATTCGGGCGCTCTTGGTAATGATGAAAATATAGTGGTATCTAACAATATTTGTGATACGAAAGACGCAAACGGAGATGTCATTGCTGCGCCAACAAGAAAAAGACATGGCATAGTTTGTTCTTATAATGCATCGAATAGATCAGAATTTATTGTTAGTAATAACCAATGCTTGAATACGAATTGGTCTGGAATTTATGTACCAACCGGCACTGGAATCCTGGTAGAAGGAAATATATGTAGAAACAATGGCATTAGTCCAGATGCCCCGAACGGGCTAGGCTCTGGTATACATCTAAATAATGCAAATAAAGCAAAAATAGTAAATAATCAAATTATTGATTATAAGTCCTCAAGCTCTAACCTGGGATGTATCAGGCTTGATAATACCGATGCCTGCATAGTTCAAGGAAATGTAATTCGCTCTAGCATTGGCCGAGGTATTTTTTATAGTGACACTAATTCACTGATTAACATTTCTGATAATCACATTGAGGTTGAGAGTATTGGTATAAATATCAAAGCTTCTGTTGGCACAGAGGCGGAAGGTAGAGTTGCGCGAAATACAATAATTACCAATGGTGACACTATCGGTATAGACGTTGATCAACAAACCGAAAATGCTACATTAAGTATTTATGATAATTTCATACAAAACCTTGCAGGCTCGGGCGTGGGCGCTACAGACACAAATATGGGCGTACGCATGAGAGTACAAAATTATAGATTTATAAATAATCATATTGTAGGGTTTGCAACTGGGCTTTACAACACAGAAACGGTCTCAGGCAGAGAAGATGCAAATCTTATTAGAGATAATTACTTTGAGGAGTGCAACATTGCTTATGTTTGGAGGGCGACCAATACTTTTGCTACTGTTCTTGTTCAAAACACTAGACGATTAAATACTCCGACTTTTGCTAGTGGAAATGGATTCTTTGGCGCAACCTACGAGGGCACGGAAATCAATGGTCAATTCATCATAACAAGCACAGCTGCACCGACCACTGGAACTTGGAATGTAGGAGACGTTTCGTATAACAGAACTCCAACTGCTAGTGGAAACCTTGGCTGGGTCTGTACAACAGCTGGAACTCCAGGAACCTGGAAAACTTTCGGTTCAATCGAGGCCTAAAACTACTTTTTGACTGCTCCAAAGAACCTAAATGAATCCCCATAACCAGAGCCCTCGCTATATCCGGGGGCGTCTGCGTCTGGCCGCTTAGAGATCCCATCCTTGATCAGAGAGCCAGTCAAGTATTCGTCCGATGGCTTGCTTGCGTTTAATCTATACTGATTCGCGAGCCAGTTAGCCATAAGCAGAGCACAATAACGGTCCTTCTTGCCTGATGCCTTAGTGTTCTCATCAATACGGATCTCGGGAACGCTCCACTTCTCGCGCCCTCCAATGCCTGCTCCGGTCCTAGTGTATTGAATCGAGGTTAGCTCGTCTTTTAGTTCTTCGATATTTTGCGCGGTGTCCTCAAGTGAATCATAAAGTCTCACTTTAGATGCGCTCACGCCATATTCTTTGGCGATTCGGCTAGCTTTAATTTTGTCTTCTGCGATGCTTAGTTCTACAGTTGCTGCATCAAACCTCGGAAACAGTAGACGCTTCTTTTCCATGTCGGCGAGCAACCCATGGTTGCTTTGACTTACCCAGGTGGCATTTGCAAACTGGACACTGTACAACAAGTGATCCCCATCCATGCTATCCGTGTCCTTGCGCTTATTCCGGTCAACCACCGGATAAAGAGGTTTCTCTCCTGCTTGTAGATACGCAGTACTAGCCAAATGCTCCATGAGGCTCATTCCACCGCCCTGAGCATCGATGGCAATCCCAATAATGTTGAACGTTTTCATAAGTTCCCGAATGTGCCTGCTCACGAAAGCATAGTAATTATCTTCCTGTGTCGTTCCGCCTTGTTTTCTTTCTACAAAATTTTCTTCATTTGTAGTCCAGCAGTATCTCACTCGTGCATGGTCATGCCTGCACTCAAGCAAAACGATAGCAAAGTTATCTTCTTTGAAAGCTGGGTCAATCCCTAGAACATACTCAAAGTTATCCGAACCAAAGTTCGCTGGGTCGAACGGAGCATCACAGAATTCCTCCGGGATCTTACCAGCCGCTATGTTTTTATCTGATGCAACACACCCCTCAATAAGCGTCCGTTTGAAAAAGCCGTCCGAATCCTCAATGAATACAGCTTCATATTCTTTCATGTAGAGAGCTTCGCTCATGTTAGTCCGCGCACGAGCAATTGTCGCGTCGTCCATCAGACCTTCTGGCAAGCATGGGTAAGGCATTCTAATGATACAAAAATCCTCCCAAGACAAATACCTATCATCAAATTTGATGCCTTGATCTTTGAGCTTCTGATAGTCTCCCTTGCATTCGATGATTGCCTTGTATTTTTTCCAATAAGAATAATATTCTTCAAAATAATAGCTGGCGGTTCCCGTCATGATGGACTGGTTCATCTCGGAGGACGTAATCTCCTTTTCTAGAGTGATTCCCTCCTGCTCCAGGGTTTGCTTGCGCGCCGCTGCTTTAAGTTTTTCGATGGGGTTCTGTGCTACTGCACCAAAACCAAAAATAACTTCCTCGATAATCTTCCCCGGAACATCTTTAACCTCATCCACGATAGTTACATTAGAGCGCAAACCTCTAATTCGCGAGCCGTCAGTACCTAAAGGTACGGCTGTAATTAGGGAGTCATTAATCCTGAGAGTCCATCTATCTAAGCCCCCCGTGAAACCGGACTTGCGGTCGCACATGCTTCTCATGATTGGCGCTTTCTCCCAGAAGGCCACGGCATACTCCATGACTGCCTTAGCCTGTCTAAACGAAGGGGCCGTTAGAACGATTTTCTGCTCTGGAATTAGAATAGCCCTAAGCAACGAATAAATTGCAATGCACGTACTATTATGGCTAACGAATCCATTACTTAAATACGAATGATCTTCTTCATTAAAACTAAAATCATAAAGCTTGTGGTTATCAAGTTTTTCAATCTGACAAACCTTGTCAAAGTAGTAGTAGTTGTTAGATATTCCTTTTAACCTTTTAAACTCTGGAGTTTTTGCACAATCAGCACACTCGCCCACAACCTCAAGAAATTTATTAAATTTCCCATAAGAACAGTCATATGTTTTAAATCTGTACGAACTGAACCTGTTTTCTTTTAGTTTTTTATATCCGCTTGTGCTTGCGTAGAGTTCCCTAAGTGCGAGTATATCTTCCAATACTAGTTCTTTTGGGAGAACATCCTTATTTGGATTTCCTTGCCTTGAGGTAATCTCCTCCAGCTTGTTCTGCTTTCTGTCTAACCTAAAACCTATTTTGTCTCGAAACAAGCGTAGGTTTTGTTGCCCACCGATTGTAAGATAATAATAAGTCTGATCTACCTTTTTGTTGTGCCTGGACTTAACCCTGCTAATAATGCCAAATCTACTCAGTAAGAATTGTATGCTCTTTATAAGATTTTTTGATTTTGAGGAGGCTGTTACAACTTGTGTCTCACAACAACCATCTGTGTCAAAGTATCCCTGTAGGAATCCCGCCACAACTTCTCTACCGGAACTTAAAATCGACGCCGGAACATCTTTTTCAGCGCATACAGAACTACCAAAACCATATTGATTGAATAGTCTGTCATACAGCTCTGTGCTACATAAAGAATATCGGTATTTCGCTCCTACTTTTTTAAGAACTTTATTGTGAATTTTATTCAACCCAAGGTTAGCGTTTTCTATGACTTGTGGGTCCGCTGATGTAATATGTAAATAACCACGTATAGTATACGACCCGTCCCCCACAAGGGCTCCAAATAGGTACCCTACATCAGGACTTGAGATTGAATTTCCTGAATGCCAATAGTCTTCAGAATTTCTATCCACAACAAAATAATCGTCTTCTGATACATCCGCAAGCTTTTTCCAAATAATTTCACCGTTTTTTATGGTTCTAACTTTGTGGTTTTCTGATCCGCATATCTCATACCCATCAGACGTAGTAACTCGAATAGCTCGATTCGTTTGAGTGTACTTAAAGGAAGATTCATGGAATCCCCTCTCTCCCAACACATTCTCGCTATATGGAATAAACTCGTCTTCTGGGTCATCTTCATTGAACAGACTATCTATTTTGCAGAATCTATCTCCCAGTGAAACATAAGTGTCTTTATCGCAGCATTTCCCAGACCCGCGACTTCCCACAAACATCGGAAAACGGTGCTTCCACAAGTTATTGATGATGGCCATCTGATAGGGCGGCAAAGTAATCCCCAGTGCCCAATACGAAAAATAAGCAAAGTACTGCGGATCAATCAAGCATTCCGTTTCCCAGAGACCTGGATTCTCCTCATATATTTTCTCATTTATTGGAGCTAACAGCTTATTCTCGGGCAGTTGAATCTTGGAAGTATCACCAAGCCCTAACCACGAGTTGTCCAATTCGTTATCACTTAGAAGCCATTTCATTCAGAGGGTTCCTCAGTCTTTGCTACTTCTTCCATGATTTCCCAGGCTACGCTGATTGCCTGCTCACGATTCCCGCAGAATATAATTTTTACATCATACTCTTCTTCTATTTTTCTAATCCGGTTGTGCAGATATCCGCCCCTAATTCTAATGCGTTTCCTAACATAGTAGGGCAAATTGAATGGATACTTGCTCACATCCTCATAGGAGAACTCAAATAAAATATAAGCATGTTTAATTTCATGCATCCGTTCGAGTTCTGCCTGAAAGCGAGGCCAGTTCTTCTTGTTGAGGTTTCCATGAAGTTCAGCTACATCTTTCTTGCGCTCAATAGCTAAGATGTCTTCATAGCCCTCCAGAGTATAGTCGCCAGTCTCAAGGCGGCATTTCTTGCAGGGATTACTTCGACCGAAAGTCCAGCGATGGTCTGGCTTTTCTCTGTCGTCTCTAAGTATAGTGAATTTCTTTTTACTCATCTTGATTGAACAGCCTCCTGGTATACTTCACTTGCTTCTTCTGGAGTGTCGAATGTTCCTAAATATTTGATAACCCCGTTTATTCTAGTTCTTGCCATAAATCTTTTTTTATTTTTAAAAACACCTTTTGGTAGACTATGTTTCCTTTCTGGTTTTTTTGCAAATTTCAATTTATCTGTTTCGCCAGATTCAATCAAACTAAATGCCTCTTGATACGCTTCAGATGCTTCTACCGCGTCTTTAAATGTACCTAAATACCTTAATCTTCCTTCAAAATAAATCGAAGCTCTGTATTTGTTCTTATCTTTAAAAACACCCAGCGGTAGATTTGATTTTTTTCTATCACTCAGGTCTTTAACTACGTTTTTTCTTTGTGAGATAATTTGTAGATTACTTAATTTTGAATTTAGTTTATTGTTGTCAATATGATCTACTATTTGTTCATAATCCTTTGGTTGATGTCCTTTGAAAGCCATCGCAACAAGTAAATGAACTTTGCGTCGCTTCATTTTATTGCTTTTCCATAAATTAACGCATGGATATCCGGCGGTGCTTAAGGATTGCTTTAGTGTTATGCCGCCCACGGTTCTCCCAAGAGAATCTACTCTCTTTAGACTTTTGACTCTCCCGTATTGAGATACTGCGTAATGATTTTCGTATCCGGGTATTGATTTCCATGTTTCAAACATTACGGCTTCTCACTCCACAGATGATCCACAACGCCAAACTCAATGGCTTGGTCGGCTGTGAAATAATAGTCACCAATAATATTACATTTTCTTTTCCACTGGGCCACGCTTAAATTAGTGTGCTTGGCCATTAGGTCGTACCAAGTTTCATCGAGTTGTTTTAGATGATCCACAACTTTTTTATGAGATGCAATGCGGCCTTCTCCAAGCTCTGAGAGCCCTTCGTGCACCATGTAGGAGCAGTGCGGCATGGAATACCTTTTGCCTTTTGTTCCTGCGGCCACGAGTAGCACAGCGGCTGACATGATGTATCCTACGCCCACTGTGTGGATAGGGCATCTCGTAGAGCGAGTCACATCGTACAAAGCAAACATATCGTAGACTGAACCACCAACGCTACTGATAAACAACTCAATAGGGTCGTCGCCCAGGCTGTCTAAATAATAAATAGATTTAACCAAATTAGAGATGCTGTCTTCTCCGATGTCACCATAAAGATGTAGAACTCTATTCTCTGGGTCAATTCCTCTATCATAGAACGAATCAAGCCATTCTTTAGTGATTTGAGGTTTTGTCATTCGATAGGCTTTCTATTGAGCATTAAGTCTTGAAATTGTTTCTCAGTTAAAACAAAATTAACCTTAGCAACTACATGGCCACTCCCAGTAAACTTATAAGCAATATTATGAACGCACTCATAGTCTTCGATGATTCCTTGGAGCTGGTCATCATAGTAGAAGGTTTTGCAAGGCTCCTCAGGAATTTCCTCTTCTTCCGCAAAGAGGTGCCACTTACTAAAAATACTAACCATCTTCAGAGTCCTCCTCGTCGACCACAGTTTTGCTAGATAAAATAACTCTATCTATAACTCCATCAGCAAACTTATAAAGTCCCGCCAGCTTCTTTTCTTCTTTTTTCTGTGCGGCAACCATAATTTCCTGCTCGCGGGCTGCGCGCTCGCGGTGACTCTTCTCCTGGAGCAATTTCAGAAAACTTTTATAGTTAACTTCAGCCTTGTCTAAGTTTTCTGTTCTTTGGGCCCTGGTTTGCTGTAGAGCGTTCTTTATTTTATTGGACTTATCAATCAACGCATTCAAATCTTTGTTGAAGGTTGAGAGATAGTTCTGAGAGTCTGCAATAGTCTGCTTGTATTGACGAATCAGCTCGCGGTCCCGGTCTTCTGGCGGAAGCTTCATTTCAATTCGAAGCTTGTCGCGCGCCTCATTTCTCTCGTCGGTAGCTATCTTGGATTCGTGCAACAGTCGGCTTTTGAGGATGTCTAATAATATTAATTCTTTTAAATCTAGCTCTTCCGATGCGAGGATATCCCCAAGGTCCACCTGAAACAGGACCCAAGCTTCTTCGAAGGACCTCATCTCGTTTTGAGAGAGTTGATCTCGTAAGTCTTTATAGAACGGTCGTTTACGTAACGCATGGATAATCTCATTTTGAGATTTCTCGACATCCACTTTAGCTATGTCGTAATCTGGACCAATCTTCTCCTGGTCAATGAATTTTCTGATTGGCGCAGGCTTACGGTTAAGTTGTTCCGCAATATCTGCTAGGTCAAGTTTGCGGATGTTCTTTCTAATAAAAATTTTATCTTCATTAGATAGAGCACCTCGCTTCCGTTGAGGTTTTTTCTTAGCTGTCATCTTCTTCTAGCCGCCCTAATTCTCTTTTAACATCCCTAATCATCTTGTTAAATCTTTTCTTAGAGAAGTCGTGTCCTCGCCGATAAAGCTGGATTTCAATCTGCAAGTCAATAGTGAACTGATCTATAAATACTTGCCATTCCTCCAAAGATTCGACTCTATATTGAGAAGTCTCATCCGCATGAATTGTGTCAATCCCGCCTATGGCATTAGACGCTAGGTTTTTCTTCTTATCGTTTCGTATCTTCCAACTCATCCAATAAGAACAATCTTCCATAATTTTATATGCCGTGCATTCGCCATCAACATAGGCATTCAGCGGACACTTAACGCACGGCGCTTGAATGCGCTCATACTTATTCCGCCTTAGGTTCATTAGCCGGTATTTGATATGCGTATACAGAAAATTAAATAATTTCCCGTCTCCCGTATATCTTGGGAGCGCGTCTTTTGCCCAGATCCATGCCTCTTGAAGAATGTCTTCTTCGGTATAGAGGCCGAATTTTAATCCCCGAGACAAATCTCTAGAGATTGCGACCACCATCTCATACAGTTCCTCGTCTGTTATTTGCGATGGCTTTTTTTGCTTCTTCTTCTTCTGGGTCTTCGACTTTGGTTTCTTCAAGGATTTCTTCCTCTAGTTCGACGCTTGCCTTAGCAAGATGAGGTTTAGTTCTTTTGACGAAATTTTCTTGTTTTTCTGGTTTATTCATGATTATTTATAAATAATGTAATGGTCTTCATCTAGATTGTAAGTTTTGATCCAGTCGTCCCTGAGGGCCTGCTTCTCCATAAAGTGCTCTAGGGCGTGGCAATTCGCACAAAGAATCTCACATCCCTCAAGCTCAATAGAGATTTCCGCCCAGTGCTTTAGTCCTTTATCACCAATTTGTAATTTTTTAATCGAACGGTCAGTGTGGTGAAATTCGAGAGCTGCTGGAGGACCATCAAATCCACAGCTAGAACATGACCCGCCCAAGAAATCGAGCGCTCTTTGCTTAAGTTCTGAACAACCTGTCCCCCTGTGAGCGCGGATACAATTCAGACAACACAAATCTCTCATGTCCAAATAATTAAGAAATTCTTCTTTAAAAGGCACTGAGCCGGTAGAGTGAGATGCTTTTTGGTAGGGAATTCCGGCAGGCGTGTGAATGCCAAGCTGGCTAGGGTGGAAGACACCTCTGCATGTGAGGCAGGTTCCAATGTCGGTTTTTTCTCGTTCCGCGAAATATTCCAGCTGAGCATACTTAAAGAGGTGCTGTTTGCGAATAGTTCGAAGGCTGTTACAAGTACGACAATAACTGTCTTTGTCGCTGTATTTAGGATGTGTTTTGCAAATGGCGCAAGTCATAAGTAATTCTCCAGTATAGACTTAACCGTAAGATATCACTATAATAAACACCAAATAAGGTAAGACTATAGAAATAATACTATCATATGTTTCACCTTTTAGGCGTTTCTCTTTCTGTAAGTCGTTACTCTACAGTAAGATAAGTAGAAATTCGCCTCTGAAATACTCAATACTTAGTATATATAACTAAGGTAACGAATATATTTGTAGGTTACTAAGAGCAGTAACTTGTTTAGATAATAAAGTTATTAACTATTAAGATTGTGTTCGTCACGAACTTATATCGCTGGTTCCAAACCAGCTCTATAACTCAGGACGCTTCGTCTTCAGCACTATCTAATAGACTACTTTATCCGGTATTCTTATATGTCTGTCTTTTCGGAAGGGGTATTAACAGGCAAAAATCCAAATTTTCTTGGAAAAATATTTAAAGGGCAGTTTTTCCGCAGTTTTTACAAAAAAATAATTAATAGTCGCCTAGGGTTAACGGTTATGGTGTATATACAGTAGTACCATGTTTCAACCGGACAATCACTAATTATGTCAGAAGAATTAGAAAACGAGTACGCTATTGCCGGAATGGGAGTGGCTAAAGCTAGGTCGATTGATTTTACAAGCGCTTATACGGGCGGGAACGGCCTCCTAGAAGACGATTACTCGATTAGCCGTCCGGGACTCACCTGGGATGATTACGATAATTTCAGGCCATCTGAGCGCATTCCAACGTCCCATCGTAATATCATGTATGAGGTTCATAGAGTTTATGAGCGTCACGGCCTCGTCAAAAATATGATTGACATGATGGCTGACCTTACGATGAGCGGAATCTCTGTCAGTCACCCAAGGCCAAACGTTCAAAGATTTTTTGAGAATTGGTTTATGAGGGTTAACGGGATTGAGCGCTCTGAGCGTTTCTTAAATAATCTATATAAATTTGGCAACGTAATTGTAGACCGTTATGAGACCCCTTGGACTGTAACGATGGAGCAATCTCTGAAGACCGCTAGAGCCGATTTAGCGCCCGTCACGGCCAAAAGAGTAATCCCAAGTCAGTATAACTTTTTAAATCCCATGATGGTTGATGTGATTCATGGGGCTATCTCGACATTTATCGACGGACAAAAGAATTACGGAATTCGTCTGCCTAGGTCGTTTAGAGAGCTTCTAAAGAAAAATAAACCAACACAGGTTGAACAGAAAATTATTGATTCGATTCCTGAACACATAAAAAAGATGATTTTGGAGTCTGATGATTTCTCGATGGTTCCCCTGGAAGGGCATAACATCGATGTGTATCACTACAAGAAGGAAGACTGGCAAACTTGGGCTAAACCCATTACCTATAGTATCTTACGACCAATTCAACTTCTGGAAAAGGCCGAAATGGCCGATATCACAGCCCTGGACGGTGCGGTAGACCATGTTAGATTATTTAAACTTGGCGATAAGGAAAAAGGAATTAATCCTACTCCAGAAGCTTTTGAGAAGCTGATTTCTCTATTGACTGTAAATAATGGTGCTGGAATCAGAAATATTGTTTGGGGTGAAGATATCAAAATCGAGGAATCTTCGATTGACATTCATCAATTCCTAGGCAATGACAAGTATGCTCCGACCTTGAATAGAATTTATGCAGGCTTGGGTGTCCCCAGCACTTTGACTGGTTCTGAGACTGGTGGCGGCGGAACTACCAATAATTTGGTTTCCCTGAAGACTCTAGTCAAGAGATTGATGTATGGGCGAAATCAACTTATCTCCTTCTGGACTAAGGAGTTAGAGATTGTTCGAAATACGATGGGCTTCTCTCAGCCAGCTGAAATTGAGTTCGAAGTTCCAAACTTTGGCGATGAGGAAGTAGAGAAAAGACTTTGGCTTGAGCTGGCAGATAGAGATATAGTGTCCCATGAGTGGGTTCAAAAGCGATTTGCAGCCAATCCATCTCTTGAGAAAAGCCGTCTTGGTCGAGAACTCAAAAAGAAAACGCCCAAACGAGGACCATTCACTTCTCCCAATGAGATTAAGAAGGCTTCTGAAATCAAAGCAGAAGAAGGCGTAGCTACTCCAGATAACCCAAATCCTAATAGAAGCAATTCTCCAGGGCGACCGCCAGGAGTTAAGGATAGCGAGCCTAGAACTCGGAGATTTACTCCGCAAATTCGTGCAAAGAGAATCGAAGCTGACCGCATCCAAGACCTTATCGACAAAGAAGTTAACCCGATGGCTATTGCAGCATTCGGCAAAAAGAACATGAGGTTCCTAACTAAAGATGAGGTCGAACAGTTGGAAGAATTAAAACTAATTACATTATTTAATATGGCCTCAGCCGAAGATGATGTTATAGAGGCGACTCAAAAATCGCTAGATGTTGATTTGCTGGAAGAGATATATACTGAGATTAGTGATTTGACGGCAGAGCTTGGTCGGTCGCTTACTCAGGCCGAAAGAAAAAATTTGCTCAGCGAATTGTGGGCTATTTATGGTGTAAATAACTAAAACGAGCCACTACTCATAAAGTAAAAGATATGTCTTCATTTAAACCTAAAGGCGGGAATAAGCAGGATGTTGGTGGCGTTTACGGCCAGCACGGCAATAATAAGCAGAATCCTCCCGTAGAATTTGATATCAACTTCCCAGGCGGCGGAACTCCATTTAGTAACTGTTGTAGCGATGTAACTCTGCCCAGCGGCTCGCTTCTCGCTCAATCGACTATTACGCCAACAGCAACTGGATTTACTCACTTTGATGGTGTGGCCAGTGTAACAAATATTCTTTTTCCGAATACTATTGCTGGCTCGACAGACTATGTAGTTCCAACGATTACTGACAATGCCAACGGAACGGTTTCGGTAAAGTTTGTTGACAATACAAGTAGAAATATTAATATTTCCAGTCTTGTCGCTTCACACGCAAATGCATCTCTAACTTATGTAGCTGGGACTAACACTCTTAATTTTGTTGACAATGCAGGAACTCCGTTTAATTATGTGTTGAATGGATGCACCTTTGATATTAACTCTGGCACCACGGCTAATATTATCGATAATACGCGCGGTCAAGAAACTATTGACTGCGGCGAGACGATTCACTTTTGGTCGTCAGCTGGTTCTGTTCGATTCGATATCTCTGGCGGAACTGTTGTAAGTTCTAATGTAGTTTTGGCTCCATCGCAGGCGGAAGGCGCTAACGCTATTTCGAATGTTTCAGGGGCTGGTCTTTATGCTCCGACGCCAATTGCCGACGGAGTAACCATCACTGGAACAGGCGTTGTCGGAGATCCGTTTGCAGCAACAGTAAGTGCATTTGAGTGCGCAGACCTAAATACTTGTTCGATTGACGCATTGTCTGATGTAGATACGACCACGGTCGCCCCGACCTCTGGTCAATTCTTGGCTTGGGATGGAAGTCAGTGGGAACCATCGTCTTTAGCGGGATTTGATTGCGCAGATCTCAATACTTGCTCAGTAGACTCTTTATCTGATGTTGATACAACTAGCGTTGCGCCCACAAGCGGCCAAGCCTTAGTTTGGGATGGGGCTCAATGGGAACCTGGAGACGTTTTATTCCAATGTTCCGACCTCAACACATGTAGCGTCGACGCGATGTCCGATGTGGATACAACTAGCACTCCGCCCACCTCTGGTCAGCAGCTTACCTGGGATGGAGCGAATTGGATTCCAGCTAGTGCGAGCGTGTTCTCTTGTTCTAGTTTGAATACTTGCTCGGTTAATTCCCTTTCAGATGTAGACATTACAACCGTTGCGCCAACTAGCGGACAAATTCTCGGGTGGGACGGATCTGAGTTTGCTCCGATTGACAGATTCGCTTGCACGGATCTAAATGCTTGCTCTGTAGACGCCTTGTTAGATGTTGACACAACTACGGCTGCACCAAGCGGCGGTCAAGCTCTTGTGTGGAGCGGAACTGAGTGGGCCCCTGGATATGTCGCAAGTACAGTTGTCTTTACGGATAACTCAGTCAGTACATACGATACCAGCCTAGATCCCGGTTCCTCGAATCGACCAGCTTCACCAATTGAGGGCGATGAAGTTATTGAGTTTTTCTCGAACGGTCTCCTGATGGAGATTTACGATGGATCACAATGGGTCAGCACGTTTAACAGTAGCTGCTGCCCTGGACCAACTCAGAATCTTAATAACGGCAGTCTCAGTCCAGCTAACGCAGAGCTGCCAACTAATCTTGAGATTCAAAATTTCTACAATGCCCTATCAGCAGACGACCAGGGAACAGGCACTCAAATTACTTATGTAAGCCCGCGAGGTTCTTACTTTACTTGGATTGTGGACTCTGCAGGATCTGCCATCGCTCATGAGAGACGATTCGTCGGTGGAGCTGCACCTGATGTAAATGTTAATGCTGTGGCTGCAGGAAGTCAAGTCGTATTTGACGGGCTTTTGCCAAGCGCCTTCCCAGAAGGTTATGACTCTATCCATATTTATATTGAAATGGGTGCGTCTGACTACACTCTCGACAACTTTGCTTCTACCTATGCTGCGCCAGATGGAGTGAGCAACCCTCACGTTTATCTCCATAATGTTGGCACGACCGGCGGCAACATGCTCTTTACCATGCCTATCACGGGAAATGTAATTCCATTCGGTGAAGATGATGTTTTGACGCTGACTCTGAATAATGCTGGAAACTGGACACTAACAGGTTAATATATGGCTGTTATTCGTAATCTTTGCACTCCTTGCGATGATGCTGCGTTTTATAACCAGATCACCATCGCTGGAGATGCACCTGTAATTTCAGAATCCGCAGCCCCTTCTGGCGGGGATCACCCTACGCTTGCTCCGCAGGTTGTCGTGCAGGAGTATGATGATATTCACAGGTTGTTTGTATCGAATGATGCGGCGACTTGGTCTCATATTGATGTTAGTTATAATGCGGCTCAGTCTATCGCAAATATAGCTGCTCTTCCAGATGCTAACACTGGTACTCACGAGAGTTATTATGTTCGAAGTAACCGCATGGTTTACAATCGAACTAGATCCAGTTATTATACCGCCGACTTTGACGGAAGCGCTTCTTCTATAGATTTAGAGAAGATTTTAGTCCATCCAACTGCTGATTTTGATATTAGCTTCGAGTTTAATTTGAGAGCTATTCCGGTTGGAGACTCAGATTTCTTATTTTCTCAGTATGATTTCGGAGTTGATGGAAGATTTAATATTCTAGCTCAAACAGATGCAACTGTAGGCGCCTTTATCGATGGACTTACAGATGTTCTGATGTATACAAGTACAACTATTTTGCCTGGGGCGTGGTATACATATCGACTCACTAGGACTGGTGATACTTTTCGACTTTATCTAAATGGCCAGCTAGAGAATTCTCAAACTCAAACGGGAATAAGCGTACAACAAAAGAATTCTCATCTTGGTACGGACTTTACTCCGTCAGATGATATTAATTGCTTGATGCGGAATGTCTCTATAACAAGCAATGGGACAACTACGAAGTACCTTACAGAAACGATTGATCTTCCGGGAGCGACTCCGGCTGGCGGAGCTGCGTCTAGTTTAGAGGCAGTTGAGAAATTTGTACCAACTAAAATCAGCTATTGTGATACTGATACCGAATGGTCCAACATGACCGAGATGGTCGACGGACAGGTATTGTATCATAGAGGTAGGTCGGCCGCATATGTCTACAGTGAAACATCAGGCAGCTGGAGTCTTTATGGAACTCCTCTAAGCTCCTCGAAAAAAGTTCCCGAGGTATCGGTTGAGCGAACTGCGCTCTACTTGGATAATCGAGCCGGAGAGAACTACGTAGCTAACTACGATAATAAAGCCTGGCTGGTTGATCAGAGTAGAAATGGCACACCACGCCGGATGAGACCTAAGTATACTTTAAATTTAAATGGTAGCACGGAGTACGCCACTGGTCCAAATTTAGATACTGAGTTGAGTACTGAATTGACTGTTTCTCTTTGGTTTAACACTGATACGATTAGCTCTCCTGGCGATTACGCAATGTTAGTTGGAACTTGGGATGGTAGTGCTAACAAAGGATGGGTAGTAGATTTAAACGGCGGTGCTGGAAATGGTGTCGTTGGTTTCTATGTGTCTAGAGACGGAACAAACACAAACTTTTCTAATTGTTTGTCTGAAGCCATATCGATAAATACCTGGGTTCATGCTTGTGCCAGATTTAACAACGGGGTGTTATCCTTATTTTTAAATGGAGTAGACCAAGGAGCACAATCTACTACAGGAACAGGAGCCACCACTTCTCTGTACGCTACTGGATATGACATACTCATAGGTGCTGAAGCAAACGGTGGAGCAACATACCATTTCGATGGTACGATGGATGATCTACGTATTTACAACACTGCATTAACCGATGCCCAAATTGCAGACCTTGCAGCATTAAAACCAGGCAGCACTCGGGGAGCCAACGTTGGAGAGACTCCTTTAGTTTGGTATGATTTTGAAGGACCTACAGACTCCAACCTTCTCTTAAACAAGGGTTCTCTTGGGCCAAATGCCGATGCAGTAATAAATGTTAATAATGCGAGGGATGCTGTAGGATACTATAGCTTCGCCAATGAGGTGGGCTTTAGCGAAACTACTCCCCGACTTGATTTTAATGGACCAACAGCTTGGCATGGGTCTTATGCTAGCACATATCAGTTCGATGGACCATTTAGAGTTGATTTGATTTGGAGAAACGTATCTCATGGTGAGGACCACATTGGATTTACAGACTTAGATGTAAACTCATCTTTTCAGACGAGTGTTTACAATCATGCCAGACAAGCCGGAATAAGAATTACTCCATCCACCTGTTTTGCCTACATTAATGCCGGTGGCGCAGCCGCTAGTACCGGAGTGGCAAGTGGCGACATCATATCAATTGAGCGCGATGACAATGATGTAATTCACTTTAGAAAAAATGGGGTTGATTTTTACACCAGCTCTCCGCAAACCGGAACTTTCCGCTATGTTTATGCAAACTATGGAAATAGAAAATCCTATCAAACCAGCGTTAGTGAAAACGGTATTCGCCTAACAAATGATCAGTTGGACATGTTTCCTTTTGGTAATCAAAAAGAACTTTTAAACGGAGCCGTAGAGAACTCCACGGCTGTTATCCCTGCTGACCCAACTCGCCCGTTTACTCATGATGCAGAGGGACTGGGTGGCTTGCAGTATGT